CATATGTTAATACTAATGTTGATATATTAAGTGATTCTTGGAAAGATTTTGATTATAAAAATAATTATGACCCTATTAGTGGTAAAACATCTACGGTTTATAATTTTACCATTCCGGGTCAAATATCAGCAACAACTATTGTGTTGGAAACAATAACAACAGCATCAACACTTAATGGTATAAATTACACAACAACAATTAATACCGGATTCTATCCTAAATTGATAAATGATTTTAATGTGTTTTATCAGGGGTATAATATATTCACAGATTACACCAGTGGAGGTATTCAAAGTGGTTTCACCGAAGGACTTACTTTAAATTATGTTCCTGAGGCGGTAATAGATAATACTATGGGTATTCCTACCTCATATTGTATAACTAATAGAGTTATTCCATGGTCTGTTTCTGTTACAGCAGATTATGGTCAATATGCTTATGTTATGCCATCAAATGGTAGTGTTTTTAATCAAACAAAGAATGAATGTTTTAATATATTAAGTGAATTAGTGTATGATTTAACTGGTAATACTTCTATGTATAATGGGTCGGCTAGATTATTTTGGGCGGCACCTAATTATGGTTATTTTGATAATAGTAAGGTTGTTAAACCAGACCCTATTCGATATTTAAAACAAGTGTTTAATGGGCAAAGTGCTCAAGAAAATTTCTCAATTAATGGTGAATTAATTAATTATACAGAAATTAGTGAAATGTTTTCTGTTTTTGATAGAGATGCTTTAGATAAATTTGAAAATGAGTTTTTAAATTTTACGATATCTGTTTATGATTATAAAGTTGATGAAAATTCAACAGATACGGATACAGAAAAATCGTTTAAAAATTTCCAATCATTATTGAGAAATATGATGAAAATTACAAATACAACAACAACTAATGAACAATCAGTTAGCGACATTCAATCTAAACAATTAACAAAAATATCTAATACGATTTCTCAATTTTTAAATTATGATGTTTATTTTAAATTAGGTAATCCATCGTCATTTAATAAACAATTATTTTACACCTTTTCAAATAAACATAAAGTAGAAATTGAAAATCCTATTACTTGGGATTATTATAACTATACAACACCAAACGCATTACCTAGTGGTACAACATTAAATAATTCATTAGAAACTTATCCTTTAGAGTGGAAAGCATTGGAGACCTATGTTGGATTCTCCGATATACCAGAGTTATTATATAAAGATGGTGGTTCGTATATTACAGATTTTTTTATTGATTGTAATGTGGCTTTTGATGTGTATAATATTGAAAAATTGGCACCAATAATTAAAATATATGCAACTCAAAAATTAAAAGATAAAACTTTGAATTATGATAAGTTTGTTAAATTAATGGATGTACATTTAGATAGTTTAGATTTATTTACTAATAGAATTATAAACAGTACAATGATTAAATTACAAAATAAGTTACCTAATGTTAATTTTACTCCTCAACCTAAAATTGAAACTGTTTTGGAAAGTAAACAAACTAAACTTGAATTATGGGAATCATTTAAAGCGACAAATGATAAATGGATTTCAGGTACTGATTTTAAAGAAAAAACATTATTTGAGGATGTTTTATTGATGGATAGAGCAAGTAGAGATGTGGGCGATTTAATTCTTGTGGATATTCAAAAGTTACAAGTTGATTTAACAGATATAAATGTTACCTCGACAATGCTAACATATGTTCAAACAATATTGGTTAGAAATAACTTTGTTGTTATGAATATACCATCATATGTAAATTTTTATAATGTTCAAAATGCGGTTAAAAATCCAAAACCAAAACCGGAAGGAACGTTGGAATTTGCTAATACCTTATTTGGTACATTTATGAATGTTGATTATAGAGATTCTTCTGCTAAAATGGTTTGTTTTTATGCTGGAAAACCAAGTGAACAACTCGATTTAAAAGAGAATGTTGATTATAGATATAGAAATGATGCGTTTGATTTAAGACGAGTTGATAACCCATTAGTTGAAAATCAAATAGGTAAAAATGATTGGGATAAGTCAAATAAGGTTGTTGGGTTTAATGTTGAATTTGGACCACAAAATCAATCTATATTTCAAGGGTTTAATGTTTCTCAAAACCCTGGTTTAGCTACGGCAGAATCGTTGGAAGTATTAAATCAAATGGCTAATCAATCAAATAATAGGGGTGGTGCCACTCAGAATACGTCATTGTATAACTTATATAAAAATAGAAGTTATGCTTGTACTGTAACTATGTTGGGTAACGCTATGATACAACCTACGATGTACTTTAATTTAAGACACGTACCAATGTTTAGTGGTCCTTATATGATTCAAAAAGTTAATCATTCAATAACACCAGGACATTTTGAGACAATTTTTGAAGGTATTAGACAACCTACGGCTTCTTTACCTAAGATAGATAATTATATTCAATCACTTAAGACAACATTATTACAATCAATTATTGAAAAAAATAATAAAGATAAACAAGAGAAGGAGAAAGCTCTTAAATCAGGTGTGGATACTAACATTATTAATCAAAAAAATAGTGTAATTAGTAAAAATGTAAGTCAAGATGGTACGACTCAAAGCAATAGTCAAAACTGTAAGCCTATGGAGGCAAAACAAAATAAATATGGTAAATTTACAGTTATTAATGATAAATTAAGTACTAGTGTAACATATAAAGAAGTTGTGGATTTAATATCGTTAAAAACAACAGACCAAAAACTTCGTTACGCAGTTTTTGCAAAAATGTACTTGAGTTCATCTCAAAGTGGCGTGTTACAATCGCATTCATTTAATTTTAGTGATACGGATTTAAAACAAGATTGGGGTCCATCTGTTGAATCATTTTTTACGACAAAAAAATATTATTGTAGTAATGAAAATAAACCATATATCGTCTTTACTAGTTTAACTCAAAATGTTGAATTTTTAATATCAAGATATAAAGATAGGGTTGGAAAAATTAAAAGTGTTAATTCAAAAGACATTACAAAATTTTTAATATTATATGGTGAAACTTCAATGTATGATGATTCGTTTTATACAAAAATAAATCCTACAGTTATTACAACAATTGAAAGTAATGTTCAGGATTCTATTAATATTTATAACCCAATAAGTGGAAATTATAACAAAACACCAAATTAGTAACATTTACAAATAAACAGATATTTATATATAAAAAAGATTATGGATACAAAATCATTATTAGAAAATTACTTAGGTAAAAAAACCCGTACTACCGAAAAAGATATGGGTAACGGTTCAAAACAAGTATGTGATTTAGATTCAGGTGATTGTTATACAATTAGAATGAAAGATGGTCTAATTGAAAGAGTTGATAACACTATGAGTCAAAATAGAAAAATACAAGTTGAAACTACAACAGGTGTAAAACAATTATTAAACGGATAAAATGAAAAAAATAGATAATAGAATTTTAGAGGAGATTGCTAGATATAATTCAATTAATAGTTATATTGTAGAACAAGATGCTACTTTACCACCACCTCCGGGTGAAGACCCAAATGCGTTACCACCTATGGGAGGAGCTCCAGCTCCTATGGACCCAAATATGGTAACACCATCACCTGAAGCTCCAGCAGGACCACAACCGGTTGATTTAACTACTGACCCTGATGTGGAAAAAGTTGGTGAAGGTGAAACAGGGGATAAAACAGGGGGTTCAACTGAAGAAATGGATATTACTGATTTAGTAAAATCTCAGAAAAATGTTGAACAAAAACAAGAAGAGTATTTTGATAATTTATTTCAACATTTAGATAACTTAGAATCTAAGTTAGGTGAGATGGATGGTATTATGAGTAAATTGAATGATTTAGAAGCGAAGATTGAAAAATATAGAGAAAAAACTCCTCAAGAAAAATTAGAACTTAGAACTTTAGATTCGGGACCATTCAATCAAAAATTAAGTCAATTTTTTGATGATAAAGAAGAGGACATGGAAAAATCAGGAAAAAATGAATATGTTTTAACACAAGATGATGTTGAAGATTATTCACCTGTTGAAATTAAAAAAACATTTAGAAATTTTGACGATAGTTCGTCAGGGTTTCAACAAGTTAGATAGATAAGACGGTCTTCGGACCGTTTTTATTTCACAAAACAATTTGACAAACACACCTTTAACACTTATACTTTTATAAACCTTTAAATATTTTAAACACTATGGCGACAAATTCATTAGACGCAGTTTTGGCTCAATACGAGAAAGCAAAACAAGGTAGTAATTCTTCTACTACAAAATTTACACAAGAAGAAAGAATGAAAAAATACTTCGCGGCAATCCTTCCAGATAAGGAAACTCAAGGCCAAAGAAGATTAAGAATCTTACCAACAACAGATGGTTCTTCACCATTTAAAGAAGTTTGGTACCACGAGATTCAAGTGGATGGAAAATTCCAAAAATTTTATGACCCGGGAAAAAACGACAATGAACGCTCACCTTTAACTGAGGTTTATGAAGAACTTCGTGAAACAGGAAAAGAAGAGGACAAAAAATTATCGTCAAATTATTTGGCTCGTAAATTTTACATTGTTAAAGTTATCGATAGAGATAATGAGGGGGATGGAGTTAAATTTTGGAGATTTAAATCTAACTACAAG